TTAGGCGGTACCGTTTATTTTTTTGCTTTTTGTACCGTCTAGCACTTTGAAATCACGCTGAACGTTTTGGTATAAAGCCATTGACGCGTCTTTAGTATCACGAGTGTAGCTTGCTGTCATTTGAATGTTTTTGTGTCCAAGCCAATGCATAACTTCGACGTCTGCAACGTTTGGATTGTTAAGTGCTTGGGTTGCAAAGTAGTGTCTGAGCAGGTGAGGGTTCACAGCGACGCCTGATTTTTTGCTTATCTTATTAAAGAGCCTATTAATTTGCGATGGATGATATCCTTTTGCGGTATCTGGATTGATAAAAATAAAATCATCCTCTGTTGGTGATATGTCCTTATTCTCATAAGCAAGCTTAGAAAATTTAGCAGCATACTTTAAGTAATCCACAACTTTTCCACTTACATAATTTTCACGAACGCTACCAGCATTTTTGAGGGAACCACCTTCTAGTTGGTCAGGAGTTCTGCTTACGTTCCACGATATTTTACAAAAATCAGTATCGTTTTCAGTGAAAAAATGAAGGTCTTTAAATCGTAGTCCAAGCAGCTCTCCACGTCGTTCGCCTAGGGATGCAACTTCTAGTAGTGAAATGATATATTTTGAATACATTCCTTTGGCAGTGGTCATCCAGTGATCAAAATCCTTTTTCTCTAATTTTTGTTCTTTAGCTGGTTTCCCGCCGACAATCTCCATGCTTCGTAGCATATTTTTTTGAATGACGTCATTTCGTTCAGCAAAATTCATTATCGACTGCATAACGCCGTTGATTGTATGGATTGTGGTATTGGCCAAATTATCTTTGATCAACGCGCTAAGATGCGCCTCATACTCAAGTCTAGTTATTTCGGCTAGTTTACGTTGGCCGAACTTAGGTTTTAGATATCTATTATAGTAATTCATTGTGTTTTTTTTAGTGGCCTTTTTCCAGAGGCCGCGAGCTTCTTTGTAACTGGCCATTCGCTGCAAGGCCATATCAACGGTCATTGATCTATGGCTAACTGGCCCAAGCTCACCGTTACCTAGTTTTAGCTCAAAGTCTTTTAAGACTAAATCAGCAGAGCGCCAATCTTTAAATCCACTCTTTGTGAATTCGTCTCGTTTATTTTCACTATTAACAAATCCACGTCTTATTCCGTAACGTTTGCCTTTTTTGGTCTCGTACACGTAGATATTGGGGTGCTTCTTTACTGGTTCCCATTTTCGCATAATTACAGCTCCTTTAAATTTTGAAAAAGCATAGTATAATTTCACATTTTCTGAACGTATGTTCTTTTCGTCTGTTAAATAATAGCCTATCTATATGCTTCGATAGGCTATTATTTAATTTTATTACTCTAATTATTAGTTACCGTTCTTTTCGTAGCTGTTTTCTAACAGTGTCTGTGGTCATCTGCAGCATCGCTATTAATTGCGTGTCAGACATTGGAAGCGTGTAATGAGTACTTCTACCATTCCCTACAACCTGTATATACTTTTTATTTTTTAACATATTTAAACATGTTATGGCTTCTTTTTTTGTGAGCTTTAGTTCTTCTTCAACCGTAGATCTTTTAACCATTAACTTATTATTAATCAACTTAAGAATAAGTCTAGCATTTTCTGAGAGCTCTACATCATTAATAGAACCTAAAAAATCAGATTTCCAAATTTTTATACTTGTATCAAAATTATGAATTGTTAGTTCTGGAAATTTTAAGTTATTATTAATTGCGATATTCTTGATAACAGTGCCACCTGTACCAGCGCGTTCACCATAACCAGCCATTACGAAAAGACTAGATATTATACCATTTCTAACAATGGATTTAGTCTGTGTAAAGAATGATTCTTGTGTAACAAGCATACGGCCAGGATTACTAAAAACAATGTTATTGCTATTCATTATAATTTCGACATGGCTATTATTTAATGCATAGTCTGCATGCATTAATGTGTTAACCAATGCCTCACGCAGAGATGTTAATAGACTCTCACTATTATCAGTTCGCTTTTGATCAGCAGATAACTCAAAGGGAGATGAGTACTTATATTTAAAAGTATTCAGTACCTCCATGAAAAAATCAAATATATTATCAGTATCTGTTAATGTGCTTATTCTATTGTTATATCTCGTTTCTGTAATATCACTTTTATCAAAAAAGTCTAGTTGAAACTCGGGAAATATTTGTAAAATATCTGCTCTTTTTCCAAAAAATAGTAAGCCACCATTAGTTAAGTATAAATTACCAGTGTTAGTATCCCTTGCCATTGCTCCAATAGCTTTTAAAAATTCTTCATCAGTTTTTTCAAGTGCTATATGTTTAAGTTTTTCATCTTTTAGTAATGCAGCTCTATAGTTAGCTACTGATTTTAAATTAACTTCATCAATACCATAATAAGGAATAGTATGATTATCAATATTCAAGGTGTTATCTATTAAAAACTTTTTAAGTTCTATATTATTCATCCTATTATCAGAAGTTCCATTCCTAATATAAGAATTCGAAAGTTGATTATTCAATGTAACAGGTTTTTCATTAGGTAAAGATTCGCTAACAGAAATTAAAATTATTTCTTTACCATCTATATATTCTCTTCTGAGTATGTCGTGGCTAATCCAAGATAGAGAGTTTAGTTTATTATCTGATTTAATTCTATTCCAAAAATCTTCTTCTTGAATATGTGCATTTTCAACGCCGGTTATTATATACGATACATTTTGATTAATTCGTTTTTCGTCTATTCCACAAATAATTATACCGCCGGCAGTGTTTGCGAAAGCAGAAAAAGTTTCCCATAATGAATTAGACAAGCTTTTCTTACTTTTTTTATATTCTAAAATTGAATTTTCATCAGGTATATTACCTTTTTTTAAACTTATTATTAAATCATCTATTGTCATTATATTCTCCTAAAGTTTTAAATAAGGAACGAGAAGTGAACGAAAAAGGAACGAAAAAGGAACGAAAAATGTAAGGAAAAACAGTGATATAGCAACAAAAAAATATGTTACGTGTTTCTTTGGTACAAAAAAAGGAACGAAAAAGGAACGAAAAAGGAACGAAAATTCAATAAATTTAATTACTCAAGTTAATGCAAATGGACCTTGTAGGACTCGAACCTACGACCGGACGGTTATGAGCCGTCTGCTCTGACCAACTGAGCTAAAGGTCCTAAAATAAAATACTAAGTGTTTTATTTTAACTTCTTTTGAATATTATCTAAATCAGATGCTTTCTTTAGTTGGTTCATACTTGATTTGTTCTTAAGTAGTGTAGCCATCTGTTCTTTTGCCATATTATTTAGCTTTAAGGTTCTTTCAGACTCAGATACGTTATTTTTAATTAATTCAGCATTCATGCTCTGTAGATTTGTAATAACGGTTAATTGTTCTAGAGTAGCGTTGTCGCGAAGATTTCCTTGTTTAGGGTGAGCTTCACGCCATTCTTTTGCAGTTATGCCGAATAGCGCCACGTTTAGTCTGTCAGCCTCATTGGCGTATTTATATCCTGCTTGTTTAGGCGAAATTGTACCAGGAATTAGATTTTCTTTTATAGCATCAGTATGGATTTGATTATTAATTTTTGCTAATGCTCTGCTGACATTCCAGTCAAGATTTAAATGACTAGCTTCGTTATTTTTAAGCTGCTGATAATCTGAAATTAAATAAAGTTTAAATTCTGGAGAAATCCATGTTGCAAATTCAAACGCAATATCAGATTGTGCATAAGTTCCGCCATATCGGCCAGACCTTGTAACAATACCGATAGCATTTGTTAATTTGATCCATTTCGTGGGGGATAGAACAAAGGCGTTAGAGCCTGTTTCATTGAGTAGCTCAGTATAACTATCAGTGTTAAAGTCTCGGTTGTTTATTTGTTCCCAAACACCTAAATATTCAATTGTATTTCTAGAACGCATCCAGTTTCGTATAAGATCATTCGGATTTTCACTGTTTTTGTATTTTGCAATATCTGTAATACTAATAAAATCTGCATTAATTGAATTATTACGAAATGCTTCAACAGGTAAACCATTAGCGTTAATTATTTCTCTATCTATGCTCATTTTATATACCTCCAAGTTTAAACCCGTCGATTTCGACGGGTTTAGAACACGAACATTAAACTTAATTATGTAAGTATTCTTATTCCCCAGCCACGAATCGAACGCGGCTAGCTCACCAGAGTGGGAACATCATTTCCTAAATATATTAGTGCAGTTCAAGTAATTCTTGTTTCTTTTTGTCAAATTCTTCTTGAGTAAGTATTCCTTCGTCTAAAAGTGTTTTAATTTTGCGTAATTGTTCAATGAGATCATCTGAAACAGGAAGGTCTTTAGAAGAACTAATTATATTATCAATATTTGAAATACAACTCGAAAGCCTAGATATGGCATCCTTGTAAACAAAACTGTCATGTTTAAACTTTCCACCAATTAAGAATGGAATAAAAAGATTATTTTCAGCAACATTTGTGGCTAAGATTCTAAGTTGAAGAAGATTAGTGGTCTCAATAATTTTATTATTTTTTGTAACTGCACCAACGATTGCACCAGCTTGCCCAAACATCATACCCCCTGCAATAGCTCTGCTGACGCCATTATTTTTTTCGATTATTTTATCATTTTCGACCACTGAATAGCTTTTTAGCTGTTCAAATTTTAGCAAGTATTTTGGCTTCATATTCATTTTAGTTCTAATCATCAATAATTCATTCTTAGAATCAATCCAAATATCATTACCAATTTTCTCAGTTGGAGTGAATGTTTGTAAATCATTTTCAGCTGCATTTTTATTATTTCCCCAGAAACTCATGATAACTCCTCCTAGATAATATCTAATTCTATTTTGTTAACAACTGCAATTTCTTTAATTTCAGATAATAATTCATCTTTTTTTCCTTTTAAATACAAAATACAGAGAGTTGTGACTGTATTCAAATCATTTGGATATAAGTCAATGCACAGTAAAGGCTTTAAAAAACACCACTCATGCTGAACATCGTTAATTAAATTTCTAGAGTCTATAAAGGGTGCAATGGTTGAATATTTTTCAGATATGCATGATGTGTAAATAAAAGCTTTAGAAAATATATAATGCATATCAAGGTTTTTAATCAGGCTTACCCGTATGAGTGTATCTTGAATTAAATATTTAAGGGCCAGTTTATAGTTACCTTCCAGTGAGTAAATCGTATACGCTCGTATACAATTTGAATGATATACAGATATATCTCCCATTCTGAATGACGACAATATAAATTTGTTTAGGATTAATGATTTTACTTCTGCTAGCTCGATGTTACTCACTACTTCTAAGAATGTTTCTGAATCGATAGTTGTAATATCAAAATAATTATCAAGCAATTCGTAAGCGTTAAGATAATTAACGTTCATATCATATGTTTTTTCACCTAAAATAGTTAGATAATAAATTCTATGAGGATTAAAGCTTAAAATATCTGTTTCATTAATATTTATTTTAATTCGATCTATGAGATTTTCTTTTTTTCCAGAGAGAGGAAGATTAAATTTTTTGAGTGCTTCTTTTAATTCAGAAACTTTAAGAAGTTGAAGCGTAGCGCTCCCTGCGTAAAAATTCACTAATTTTAGGGACTGTAAAGTGTTTAGATGCTCATTAGCATCCACACCATATTTACATCTAAAGTAACTTGGCATAGCAGTTTTAGAAGTGAAATGTCCCAAATTTATTCTCCATAAAAGTTTGATGTCTGCAAGAGATAATTCATCTGGTAAGAATTCGTCTATACTTTTGTATATCAGTCTCACTGCTTAAACCTCCAACACCATATTTACTCTCCGTTAGAATATGTACAGCTTTTATTGTCATCAGTATTAGGACATTGATCTACATGACATATGATTCTATTCGAGATAAGCAATCTAATAAATCTGAGTTGTCATTAGATAATCTGTATTTAGTCACGGCTTCGTACGCATAATAACTATTAACTTGATACCCAAATTGAAGCAACTGTTTTAGTCTGATGTTTAAACAAGTATTACTAACCGAATATAAATTACATAAACTTTGAAAAGATTTCCCTTGCCGGAGAGAGTATAGAAGCCCAGATTCTTCAACAAGCATCATTCCGGCAGAAATGTTAGCAAACCATTCGTCTGGTAAATTTGACTCACCATAATTTTTCTCGAGTAAATCTTCAAATTGTTGCGACTCTCCAGTGTTTAGAACTAGACTATCGAAAAAATGCCCAGTTTCATGAGCTTGAGAAAAGCGCTGCCTATTAGGTGACATGTTACCGTTATATCCGATTATTGCGCAATCACCAGCAATCTTAATTGATCCAGACAACCTTTTACGCAAAGAAGACTTAAAGGGATACTCAATATAATCGATATCATATTTATCGCTAAAATATGATTTAAAATCTGTCCAGCGAAGACTTGCTGGACTTTTATTTATTTTTAACGAAACTCTATCAGCTAAACTATTCATTTGTAAGCGCACATTTGAATAGAATTCCAAAAAGTAATCTTCATCATACATAAAATCAACCCTTATTTGCGTTTTTTCTTAGCAATTTTTTCTTGAAGTCGTTTCGTCATAAATTCGTTGTACTCTTCAAGTTCTTCGCGCATATCAGAAATTTCGTCTTCCGTAAGTCCACGCGTATCGATTTTATACATTGTTAAAATATCGTCGCTTTCAGGGGGGAACATTGTATTTTTATTGTTCGATTTACCAAGCAAGTAGTCAGTTGTCACATCATAAAGTTGTGCTAATTTTACGATGGTATCCATATCCGGTTCTCTAGTCCCATATTCGTAATTAGCATATGTGCCTAGGTTTTTTAAACCTAGTTTTTTAACTACCAAAGTCTTTGACCACCCCTTTGATTCTCTTAAATGGGTTAGCCGTTCGCTAAGTTTGGACATATTAATCACCCCTTTCGAAATCAGTATACAACGGTTAAACGATTAATTTAAAAAAATAAACAAAAAGTATATAAATTATATTGACTTAAACGGAATGTTTAGTATAATAGATTTATAGAGTTAAACGAAATGTTTAAGGAGGTGTTTACATGTTCGTTAAACCAAATGCTTTTAAGATTCTGCGCAAAGAACGAATGAAACAAAGAATGACACAACGTGAATTGGCTGAACTGATGGGGTTTAACAGCCCTCAAAGATTAGCGAATATTGAATATGGTCATGGGAAATTAAGTCTTGAGAATGCTTTGTTAGCGGCAAAAGCGCTAAACGTATCGAGTAGTCTTTTTATTTCGGAAAAAGTTAAACAATATGTGTAATTTGAAGGAGGTGATTACATGTCAATCGACAAAATGAAACGAGATATTCTAAATAGCCCAATGGCGGAGGTTCGAGGTACCGAACGAATTCAACAAATGCTAGACCGTCATGATGAGTCTTTTATCAAACGTATGTATCAATTGATGGTTGATGATGAAGAGGTTGCCATTATGGAATGAATCCGATGGCAACCGTTGATTTAATTGTAATTAATCAGCCGGTGAATTGATATAGAGCGTTTCTCACAATGAAAGGTGGTGGGACAAACGAATCTCACAGAAATTAAATTAGAAGCCGAAGCTGCAATTGAACGTAGCGGAATGCAAAAGCAATTTATCGCCAAAGAATTACAGACAACCACGTCTAACGTGAGTAATTGGTTAAGTGAAACTAGAAACTTTCCTATTGACCAGTTAGCGCGTTTATCTAAGTTGTTGGGCGATTATAGATTTTCTTGTTTGGCAGCCGAATACGTTTTTGGGATTGAATTGCTTCCTGATGATCAGGGGCAAGACATTCCCCAAACCCGCTTCTTTGCAAGTATCAAGGAAGAAAACGACCGGAAAGGTTTAGAAAAAGAGTCATTCTTTTCAATCATGGCTAAAAGCCCGACCGATTGGAACGATTCCGAAATAAAATTTATGTCCGGATATTCAAAAGAGTTGGAAGAGGAAACTTTAGCAGAAACAAGTTATAGCGCAGCTGTTAAACAGTCGCTGCGCATAGCAATTGATGGGAGGATTTAAAAAATGGGTCAAGTTATTCAAATTGACAGAACAGATGATGTATTAGCCGAGTTAATAGCGGATAAGTTGTTTAAAAAAATTGCACCTGTTGTCGAAAAAAATACCGCTAAACTTTTTGATCAATACGTTAACAATGATGACGTTATGGACAAAAAGACCATGTGTAAGACGATATTTCATTGTGATACAGCGACTTTTGATAGTAGGTATAATTCACTCGACTTCCCATTTATCGGTGATGGTAGCCGTAAAGCTTACTCAAAAAAGGCTGTTACAAAATGGATTGCTGATCACCAGCAAACAATAGGAGGGCAATTAAATGATTAAGATTGATGGCTTTGTCTTATTACTAGCATTCATCACAGTTGGCGGTCTTTGTTATGGAGCTGGCCAAATAGGATTTAAAAATCTATGGGGGTTCAACGATGACAAGCCTAATAGTAACGTTATCAAGTTTGATGGTCGCGGGTACGTACGACCTAATCGAAAGGCGCAATGAGCGCAATAAAAAAGCCGCTGATGCTAGCACATCAACGGCTGGTAAGTAACATAAAAAAACATTTATACGGTAATTATATCACAGAATTGAATGAGGTAAAAATTGTGAATAATAAAGAAATCATAGATCAGTTAGAACAAGCATTGGAATTAAAGAAAAAAGAAGAAGGTGCTTTTATTTTAGCGACGGCCATGTTTCAAGATGGCAATTCTAGAATTAGTAGCATTGCATACGGTGATCAATCAGAAGTAATCGTAGTTTTAGCTAAGTCTTGTATCGATGCATTAAAAAATAAACCTGAAGTCATTAAGAAGGCATTTATCGCGACTGTGGCTGACGGATTGGAATTAAAAATGGAGGTCGAATAATGAGCGCTAACTTAGCAACTATTCAAAGACAAAATTGGCAGTACCATGAACCGGAAAATACAGTGTTCGCTGAAGATTATAAAGGCGACGCAATCTATAACGCAGATAGCTGTTTGGAGTTTAACGGAGAACTTTTCATGCCAGGTGATGCACTAGATTTTGTTAAATACTTAGGTGCAACGGAGGTAGAAAGATAATGACAAACGAAGTAATGGACAAAGAAGTTTCATTTGAAGTAAACGGCGAGAGTGTTCGTTTAACGCCTAATATGATTCAACAATTTTTAACAAGTGGTAATGGTAATATCACGCCGCAGGAAACGATGATGTTTTTAAATCTATGTAAATATCAGCATTTAAATCCTTTCTTGAAGGAAGCGTACATTATCAAATTCGGCGACAGTCCTGCGCAAATTATTACGTCAAAAGAAGCGTTTATGAAGCGTGCTGAATCGTCACCTAATTACGACGGTGTTTCAGCCGGTTGTATCGTTTTAAGGAACAACGAGATAGTTTACACGAAAGGCGCCTTTACACTACCTACGGATGATTTAGTGGGGGCTTGGGCTGATGTTAAACGTAAGGACCGTTCAGAGCCTCATCATGTTGAAATCGGCTTGAAAGAGTTCAGCAAAGGTCAATCGACTTGGAAAGCGATGCCTGCGACAATGATCCGCAAAACTGCAATTGTTAATGCTTTACGTGAAGCGTTCCCAGAATCATTAGGAGCTATGTATACAGAAGATGACAAGAGCCCTAATGAAACAGCAACAAAGGTTGTTCAAGGTCAACCAGCGCCAAGTAAAACTCAAAATAAATTAGCAGACATTATCGGGAGTGGAAATGATGCAACAAACGATGTTAGAGAATCTGAAACAGAGTCAGAACCTGAAATTATTGAGCCAACTAAGCAAGATGACCCAAAAGAAATTGAAGGAGCCGTTGAACAATCAGAATTACTATAATAACGCTGCTGATTGGCGTTATATGAGTCCTACGTTGTTCAAAAGGTTTATGGCGTGTGAATTTAGCGCGTTGCACGCTTTGGAGAATCCTGTTGAGAATGATGCAGAGGCGTTGATTGTTGGAAACTTCGTCCATTCGTATTTCGAATCAAAAGAAGCGCACGAAGCTTTTATAGATGCCCACAGTTCAAGTATTAATGGTAAAAACGGAAAGCCTAAAGCTGCTTACGTAAAGGCTCAAAAGATGATTAATAGATTAGACAGCTGGCATGCATTCAAGGCTGCTTATCAGGGCGAAAAAGAAGCTATCGTGACAGGTAATCTGTTTGGTGTTGACTGGAAAGGCAAGATTGATTGTTTGAACGTTGAAGCAGGATTGTTTTTTGATATAAAAACTACGCGTTCAATTCAGGATCATATCTGGAATGAAGAAACTCGGACCAAAGAGAATTTCATCATTCGTTATAACTACACACTTCAAATGGCAGCATATAAAACCATGCTTGAACAAATGTATGGGCATGAATTTACGCCCGTTGTGATTGCTGTTAGTAAAGAGGACCATCCAGACATCCAAATGATTAGCTTTGATGGTTATGACTTTGACCAAGATTTACAACTTATCAAGGATCATCAAGAACACATCATGAATGTTATTTACGGGAAAGCAGAGCCGTTTAAGTGTGGACATTGCGACTATTGTAAGGATACTAAGCAACCAACCGACGTCATTTCAGTTTTAGATTTGTGAGGTATGACATGAGAATAAAAACAGCTCAAATTGTTGGCAATGAAGCCATCTATAAGATTAGCAATCAACTAGAAGTAGAACAACTCAAAACGATGTATGGCGATGACATAGGGAAGATAGAAATAGGAATTGAATATATTGATCCACGACGATTTTCAGCTAAGCAACGAAAGTTATTCTTTTCATTGCTTAATGACGTATACAGGTACACCGGGCAAGGCATTAAAGAGCTTGAAGAATACTTCTATCAAGAATATTATTCCGCTACGTTTGGTGGGGTAGTTGATTTGCATAATAGTTCAGGAACAACTTTAAGTGAGGTTAACTTACTTATCGAAATAGTAATTAACTTTATATTTGAATGGAATATTCCAGTCAATGAGGCAGCAAATATATTACCAAAAAACGAAGCATATTTCTTATATGGTTGCTGTAAATATAGAAAATGTATGGAGTGCGGATTAAAAGCGGATATTCACCACGTTGATGCATTAGGCATGGGGAGTAATCGCAATAAAGCTAATCATTTAAAACATCACTTCATGGCATTGCGTCGTAGACATCATCAAGAAATAGAACGAATTGGTCGTAAGGCCTTCAGCGATAAATATCATTTACCAGTAAGTGGAATTAAATTAGGTTTACCAACACTAAAAAAATTAAACATTAGAGGAGGTTATATAAATGATTAACAGAGTTGTACTCGTTGGTCGGCTAACACGAGACGTCGATTTACGCTACACGCAATCAGGGACTGCTGTGGGGCAATTCAACATAGCAGTTAACCGCAATTTTACGAACGCAAACGGTGATCGCGAAGCAGATTTTATTAATTGCATTATCTGGCGCAAGTCAGCTGAGAATTTATCGAACTTTACGCATAAGGGTTCGCTCATCGGAATTGATGGACGGCTACAAACACGCAACTACGAGAACAAAGAGGGCCAACGCGTCTACGTAACTGAGGTTGTCGTTGATAACTTTAGTCTGCTTGAATCAAAAGCGTCAGGTGAAGCGTCTGATACGCAATCAGCACCAAATCGTACGCAAAACAAACCGCAACAAAATAACCAATCTGATCCGTTCGCAAACACTGGACAGGCGATTGATATTTCTGATGATGATTTACCATTCTAAATTAATAAGGAGGTTCAGCAGTGAATAATGGCTGGGTAAAAATATATCGGCAGTTATTGGATAAACCAATCTGGAACCAATCATCTGCTGAACAAAAGGTTATCCTGATCACTCTCTTATTAATGGCCAACAATAAAGAATCTGAATGGGAGTGGCAAGGGGAGCCTTATAGAACTAAACCAGGGCAGTTTATCACTTCAATTAAATCAATATGTGAAGCATGCGGTAAAGGAATAACCGTGCAGAACGTTCGCACTGCGTTGAAACGTTTTGAAGAAAAGTATCATTTTCTAACAAACGAATCAACAAAGGTTAATAGGCTGATAACCATTGTTAATTGGGGCCTTTATCAAGGTTCCCCTGCTAAAGCTAACAATGAAGTTAACGGTCACCTAACAGACAACCAACAATCACCTAACAGTCAGCTAACAACTAACAAGAACTTAAGAACTGAAGAACTAAAGAATTATGATGATGAAGATGCAACGGGGAGCGTACCCGCTGTTAATGAACCGAGCGTAGGTTCAAATTCTAAACCTGAAAATTCTTTAACGACTTGGGAATCACTTTGGAACTTCCCAAACGTAGTTCAACAAGAGTCTTTGTTTGAGCTAATTGACACATACGGGGATGAGTTAACGGATGCGGCAATCAAACGCGCAGGTCAAAACGGAGTAAGTAAGAGCGGTGCGCTTGGCTACGTTACTTCGATTCTTGAAAATTGGAAAACTAAGAACGTAACGACTATTGAGCAGGCCCGCGAAGAAACTCGTCACTTTATGGCCGAGAAGCAACAGCAAAACTATTCAAGACGTTCGAATAAGAACGCTACTAGTAAACAAGAGGTTGAACCTAAGTGGGCTAAGCCGGATTATGTGGCGCCTACCGAGTCAAAAGCGGTCGTGGATGATCAACAGGCCAAGATTAACGAGTTGCTGGCAAGAATTCAAGAAGGTAGAGAGGAACCAGTTAAATGACAATGCTACAGCGTGAAAGAAATCAGGCGTTGGCCGATTACGGTAATTGCGATTGGGCAGAGTTGCCTGAGAATGACATAAACAGAATTAGAAAGGGCTTAGGCATTGACCTAGCCGAGGTAGACAACGAATTGGAGTTCTATCGTTATCGAATTACGCAAGGCAACGTACGAATTTATTTTGAAAGCACGAAAGAATTGCTTAACTACTTTGGGATAGGCAGAACGGCATTGCGCGAAAGGATTAAACGTCATTCGCGTTATAACAATTATTTAATTGAACGCGGCTGCTGGGACGCTGGATTGCTTAAAGTAGGTATGGAGGTAGATCGGGATGATATGGAGGTGAGCGTATGACGTTGGCAGACAAAATTGAACTAATCAATGACGCTCATAAGCGGGCTAAGCAGTCGCACAACTATAATGCCGCTGCTTACTATGAAGCGCAGCTGGATTTACTAGAGAGTTTATTCAAACAAGGAATTGAATTCATAGAGGCTAAATAATTAAAAGAGTAGAGGAGGCCTAGGGAATGACTAAACGTAGGTGGTGGGTTCGCCATCCAAAGAGCGGATGGTATTTAGGCTTTAACGACGGCTATACATGGGTCAAAATGGATAACTCCCATTCGTTGTCGCTAACCGAGAAACAGATTAAGTCAATTAATCCCAAGTTTTGGGAATGGCGTGTAGAGGACAAGACTTACTTTATCTAGCGCAGGAAGGATAGATAAAAATGACTAAAGGGATGTATGTGAGATTAAAAAACTACAACGTGTGCGGCCGCATTTCAGATGTGCTGCCTGACGGTGCATGCGTTAAAGATGCAATCGGACAGCGTTATTTCTGCCATGAGTCCGAATTAGTAGCGATTACGGGGGGCGAAGTTTATGCCACGATTGGAGATGCTAACTAATGGATAGATGTTGGGATTGCGGTGCAACATTTGCGGATGGGGATTTTATGTATATTGGCGGCGGTGAGTACTGGTGCGCTAATTGTCAGAAGATTTATAAAGCTTGGTAGGAGGTTAAGTGATGAAATATGAAAAAGTGAAGTTACCTAAGATAATATTTGATTGGCTTGATAACGAAATAAAACAAGCGACGATGAGGCTTAATGTGGCGCAACCATTCACGACAATTGCCGCTATCTTGAATGAAATGAATAAAAAAACTTTCGATAGTGATCTATTCTGGTGGATCAACCTACCTGCTAACCAATGGAAGCTAATCGACGCCCTGCGGTACGGATATGAAGCTGAACCGGAACCAAGATGGGGGATTAAAGCGGGACATAGCTATCTATATGAACCGAATGATAAGTCTTTTGGGCCTGATGAAGAGCCATTTAGCTACAGCTCACGTTATGACGCTGATCAAGTAATCGTTAAGTTAGGCTTTGGCGAAGTGGTTGATTTGAATGAGGAGGAGGTAGCCGAATGACAAAAATTGAGGTTCAACTAGATAAATACCACCTAGTGGCAAGCTTATTGACGGTAGCTGGTGCGTGTTTACAGTTAGAAGACTTAGAAGCCAATGAGATGGGTAAAGCGATAGAAAAAACTGCTACGAAATTATGGCAAGAGTTACCCCAAGACTATCGACACTTAGTTGAATTGGATGAGGTAGAGGGATGATTGGCTGGTTTGCATCACCGCAAGCGGATTTAATATTTAAATTATCAGCGCTAGGCTTCATTATTATTGGATCAATCATCAGTTATCATCTAGACAAATAAAAAAGCCGCCCTGGCCGGCGGCTTATACATAAAGCTAATGTTTCGAGTGACTATATTATAACAAAATAAAGGGGTATACGCATGGTTTCATTTAATGAATTATTTCCACAAGTAAATGAAAAAGCAACAATTGATAAAGTTAAACATTTTTTTAAAGATGAACTACCTAAAGCGCAACGTTATAGTCACAAAGATATTAGCGGGATTAAATCACCAACCGTCAGTGATATGCCCGGTGGCGGTTCGGTCAGTAATCATGTTGAAGACAGAATAACACAACGAATTTATGCGGGTCAGGTAGTTGATCGTTGTCGAGAAGCGATTGAATGCTGTGACGCAATCAGCCAACAGATTCTGTGGAGTGTCTATGTTAAAGATAACACGGTCATGGGGACGCAATTAGAGAGTGGCTACGGTGAAACTCGGTTCAGATATTATAAGAATCGGGCATGCTTACAGTTTGCTGATGCATTTATGCTTGAGGACTTACACGTGTTCAAGAAATAAAAAGTGCGGTTTTTGTGCGGGTTGTCTACGGTTTTTATCCGGATTTACGTGTTAAATTGGTATTGTTGATTAATAACGAAGCGCGTTTAAACGGTGACCAGTTGTCCCGGCGGAAAACGGAGGCCGCGCTGTCATTTAAAATAACGATCCGTTAAATCCCAGGGTATTATTAATAAAATGATCGATGCGTTATTAACTGGGTGCGTGAGGTTAACACGTTATTGCCGTGGATGATCGCGGACTTAATCATTCCTAGTAGCATATATATTAATGCAGCGCGGTAGTGCACCTGCGGTCACGAATCGGGTGAGAGTCCCGACTAGGATATTGCATGTTGACACAAGCCAGATGATCAGTAATATTAAGGTCAAAGGAGGTGTTGATATGTATGAGTTACGAAATGGACATGAAAAACATGTATTAAACGCAAATGAAACTGTAAGAGTTTGGAATATTGAGTCTAAGGAGTTATTAGATTTCAATTTTCCAAATTTTGATTTAAAAGAGTTAGAAAACGCGTTAAAAAATGCTGATTTTGTATGGGTTATAGAAAAACAAGAAAAAGATTCGAAGGCTCCGGTAGTTGAATCTATAGTTAATTGGCATTCGGATTCGGGTAAAATTGTTACTATTGTCGAAGAAGAAAATTAGTTTGTGTCATGAATTGCAGGATTAAGGCAGCCTAAGCTGTCTTTTTATATCTCCAATTATCCTAGTCTTTATGGTTGGGGTTCTGTATTATGTTAGTATCGGAGGAGATAAAATGGTAGAGCGAATTAATTATCAAAGACCAGAAGTTGATAGCTTTGGAGTCGCAACAGTCGATGAAAGATATGTAATGATGAATAAATCTTTTCAGAATGGTGAATATGGCGAGTGTATAAATTACGCACGTTCAATGATAGAATCTGCACTTAAATATGTTTATAGAATGTTGAAGGGCGTTGAGATAGAGAAGGATTTAAATAAAGAATATATAACACTGCATCAATTATCGACAAAAACTTTAAAATTACTTAATTCGGAATTGGAAAACGCGGATACTATTGAAAGAATTCAAATAGACATGATTAACATCATAGATACTATCGGTAATCTTAGAAATGCAACTTCAGTTTCACATGGATCAGCGACAAGAACAAAGTCTGTTAATGAAGTTGAGGCAAGATATATATTATTTAACTCAGAAAGTATTGTTTTGATGTTGCTTGATTTACTTTTTAATAAAACGCATTCATTGAAAATTAATGCCGTTGGAAGTATTATTGATTCAAATGGATTGAAGAAATACAGTGATTTCAGTTATAAGGACGAGAAGCGAGACATTAACTATTTAGTGCTTGAAGGAACTGGGACGATATCTCAAGTCAGTGTTACATTCCCTGAATGGGTTGACATAAAAAAAGATAAAGAGTTTTTTAGCGATTGGATTAGTGAATTTGTTGAAGATGACGTTACTGTTGAAGACAGATCTACTGTTGGAATTAATAAGTTTATGTACTATTCAAAAAAGAAAGACTTTTATTATGAAGTGCAAATTGAAAATAATATACTATATGTTACAAGAGAATTTCATTAAATTATTCCTAGCCTTTGTGGATGGGGTTTGTATTATATATGTGTTGGAGGTTGTTTATGAATAAATGGGTTAAATGGGGAGCTTTAGTAGTCGTACTAGTCCTAGCACCTATTATAATGTCGAATTTAATGGAGGTATATCCTTTTAATAAGATACCCGGAGAAAATAGTGACTGGTTCGCTTTCTTAGGGGGGTACTTAGGTGCGATACTGACGGTTGGTGGGGTATATTATCAAATAAGTTCAGAAAATAAAAATAACGAGAAGCTTGAATTTAGGAAAAGTAGACCATATTTTGCTGTAACAATCAAAAAAAATTATGATACTTTATCTGATGTATATTTTAAAAATAACGAAGATAAAGAAAATGCTCTAAAAAGTATCGCCGTGTATAAAACGTTAGGTATTGTGCAGTCCATGTATAATGGTGATAAGCGCCTTAGAATTCAAAATGCTTCAACACATCATGCGTTTTCTTTACAAGTTAAGATAGAGTTAGATTGCGTGCACGGGGAAAAAACATTTAGGATTCAATACATTAAACCTTATCAAGAAATTTATTTTTCTGTAAATACTGATAGAATTAGGTCAGTTGAATTAACATTTTTAAGTGAACTGAGAGAAAAAGAACGTATATATTTTTTATCAGAAAATAATTCGTTAGTTCATAAAAAGGAGTTAAGTGTACTTGAATCAGATATTAACAAACGTGAAGGAAATAAAAGTTTTAGCGTTTATAATCCTAATGTGAATGAATCTGAATATAAAATTGATAAACACATGGTAGAAGATTACGTATTAAGGACGTATGGACAAAAAAATTCTTAGGCAGCTTAGGCTGTCTTTTTTAATACAAAAAATTAAAGGAGTGATAGCCATTGTGAAACTAATACATTCAAAGTACGGCTACGAAACACCTGAATGGACGGCAGCGGATGCCCGTTTAGAAAAGTGGCTTAAACAGAAGAAGATAGATGAGAAACGTCGTTCAGATAATGAGCGGCGTATTTTTGTGCAGAAAAACAATAAGAAGGAGGGCGGTGCTATGTAATGCAAGATGAGGCAAAAAAAGACTATTTAGCGGGGATGAAGTATAAAGACATTGCCGAAAAGTATGATGTTTCGATTAATACGATTAAATCGTGGAAGCAACGCAATAACTGGCAACGAGGCCCAACTCAAAAAGGGGTGCACACAAAAAATAAAAAGGGTGCACACAAAGTTGATAAGGTTGCGCCCAAAATAGTGAAGGAATTATCTGCTAATGATGGGTTAAACGATCAACAGAAAATGTTCTGCTTGTACTATCTGCAACGATTCAATGCCACGTGGGCTTATATGCAAGCTTATGACGTTGATTATCGAACAGCTAATGTGAATGGTCCAAGGTTGCTAGGAAATGCTAGTGTGCGCAAGCAGGTAGATAAACTGCGTGATGAGATTGCGAGTGACTTGATGCTGACGGCTGATGACATTGCTAAACAGTATGCTAAGCAGGCTTTCTCGGATATCGGTGATTATGTTGAATTTAAAACTGAGATGGAGCAAGTCATGGCATTGTATGGCCCGATGGTTGACAAAGATAAGAATCCCGTAATGCAAAAAAGGTCTCGTGTTTATTTAAAGGATGACGAAGATGTTGATACCTCCTTAATAAAGTCAGTTAAGGTTGGCAAGGACGGTCCCGTTGTTGAACTTTATGATAAACAAAAGGCAATGGATGCACTAATGAACTATGTAGGCGAGAAACAGACGCTAAAAGGCCAACTTATGCAGGCTCAAATTGACCGATTGAAGATTCAGAATGGTGACAACGATCCTGATGAAGATGACGACGATGGTTTCTTAGAGGCTATTGACAAGTCAGCGAAGGATGTGTGGTCTGATGAGTAATGTATTTAAGTTTACGCCGTTTTCCAAGAAGCAGATGCAAGTTTTGACGTGGTGGCGTTATGAGAAAACACGTGTTAAAGATGCAATCATATGCGATGGGTCAGTTCGTGCAGGTAAAACGCTTATTATGTCACTATCCTACGTTTTATGGGCAATGACTGAGTTTGAAGAAGAGCAATTTGGTATGGCCGGAAAGACAATTGGGTCATTCCGCCGTAATGTTGTGCGTCCGCTGAAACGAATTTTAAAAGCTAGAGGTTACCGAGTTAAAGATAAGCGTTCGGATAACATCTTAGAGATTAGCAGGGGTGGCGTTACCAACAGCTTCTTTATATTTGGTGGTAAAGATGAAGCATCACAAGATTTGGTTCAAGGGTTAACGGCAGCGGGTTTCTTTTTTGATGAAGTTGCCTTGATGCCTGAATCATTTGTTAATCAAGCTACGGCGCGTTGTTCTGTTGAAGGTTCAAAGCTTTGGTTCAATATGAATCCTGAGGGGCCGTATCACTGGTTCAAGACAGATTGGATTGACAAAATTGCTGAGAAAAATGCTATTCATATTCACTTTACAATGAATGACAATCCTTCACTGAGTGCCAAGATTAAAGCGGGTTACGAGCGAAGGTATTCCGGTGTGTTCTACCAACGTTACATCTTGGGACTATGGGTGCTGTCCGAAGGTGTTATTTATGACAACTTTGATAGGCAAACAATGTCTGAAGACATCCCTGATGATATGCATTTCAGTAAGTATTATGTGTCCTGTGATTATGGGACGCTTAATCCGACTGTATTCTTGCTGTGGGGATTGAATAACGGTGTTTGGTATTGTATCAAGGAGTATTACTATTCGGGACGTGAAACCAAGCATCAGCGCACAGATGAACAATATGCCAATGAGTTAGTTAAATTCTTGGGCGGTATCAAAGCACAGATTATTATTGATCCTTCAGCAGCATCGTTTATCACTAAGCTAAGAAGTATGGGATTCACGGTTATTAAGGCACAGAATGATGTGCTTGATGGCATTCGTGCTACTCAAACGGCGTTGAATCTTGGGCAGATTAAGTTTAGCAATAAATGTATAAACGTGTTTAAAGAGTTTGCATCTTACATCTGGGATATTACAGCGGAGCAACGTGGCGAAGATAAACCAGTCAAAGAACATGATCATAGTATGGACGCAATGCGTTACTTTGTATTTATGGTTATTTACAAGAATAGAACAGCTAAAGTGTCAGCCAAACCGGCTGGCCTTTTTGGTTAGGAGGGATATTTTGGGATTTCCAATTGATAGAGAACTGGCTGGGGACATTAATAACCCTAGCCTTGAACTCTTAGATTATGTGTTACGGAAACAAGCGAAGAACAAGCAGCGCTTTGACAAGTTAGACCGCTATTACAATGGTAAACATGATGTGTTAAATCGTCAGCTAAATGAAAACAGCAAGAATACCAAGATAGTTATCAATCATGCTAAATATGTCACTGATATGGCTGTTGGTTTCGTTACAGGTAACCCATTTAGTTATACTGCTGCACCTGATAAGAATATCAAAGCAATTCAGGACTCATTTGATGCAATGGACATCGTTTCACACGACACTGAATTGGAGAAAGACTTATCTGTATTCGGAGTAGCCTACGAATTGTTGTACTTGAAGGCAATCGACGATACGACAACTGAAGAGCGGATTGAATCAATTGATCCGCGTGGTGTTGTATTAGTCACCGATGACTCAGTAGAAAAGAATCCCTTATTTGGTATTCATTATCAAAAGAAGTTCGACTTGAACGGTCGTGAGAATGGCTATCTAGTTAAGGTATACACTGCTAAAGGCGTGCTTAGTTATCGAACTGTTTCAGGTCTGAGGATGATTACTGGTAATGTTGGTAAACCTAAGTATAAGGAGCACTATTTTGGTGGTGTTCCGATTATTGAATATCGAAACAACGAGGAAAAGCAAGGCGACTTTGAGCAAGCTATCTCTTTAATTGATGCATACAACATACTTCAATCCGATCGTGTGTCAGATAAAGAAGCGTTTATTGACGCATTATTAGTAGTATATGGATTCACGATTGAAGGGCAACTAAAAAAAGGAATGATTGAAGCACCGGGTAAAGGGGCTGATGGTGCGTCTGTTGAATGGTTAACCAAGCAATTTGATGAATCACAATTGCAAGTGTTAATCAAATCATTGCAAGATGACATTCATAAGATTACTTATGTACCAAATCTCAATGATGAACAGTTTGCTGGTAATATCTCAGGCGAAGCTATGAAGTATAAACTGTTTGGTCTGTTAAACCTTATGAGCATGAAGTCTCGTTACTTAGTTAAAGGATTGAGACGACGTTTAGAATTAATGCAAAACATCATGCTGATTAAGTCCCAAGATGTCGATGTGAAAGGCACGAAGATTGATATCACGCCTAACATTCCGGTTAACTTAACGGATATTATTAACAATATTCGTAATGCAGACGGCTTCATTCCGCGTGAAATCACATTAAGCTGGTTGCCTGGAGTTGATGACCCTGCTGAAGTAGTAAGAATGCTTGAGAAACAAAAAGCGGCTGATATTGCTCAAAATCAAAAAGCATTGGGCCAGCCAAGTAACAGCGATTTAGATGATAAGCCAGACGACAAAGGAGGTTATCGTGATGATCAAGGCGACGTTTCAACTAAACAAAAACAACCAGATAACGAGTTATCGGATTAGTGGTCATGCTTTGTTCTTGCCAAAGGGCATGGACATTGTTTGTGCAGGCGTTTCAGCGCTCACGATTGCTATTACTAATGAGTTACGAAACGATGTTAGCGTCGATCATGATAACGGCTTTATCTCAGTTGGCGATATTCAATCCAGTTTAGTCAACACAACGCTCACTCATACACTACTATCGGGGCTACGAAGCATTGCGGAACAATATCCGGATAACTTAACGGTAGAACAGTTAACTAGCTTAGAGGCGTAAATATGGATGATAAGGACAAGCTTACTTATTGGGAGCTACGGTCAGCACTTGAGGAACAGAAGCTGTTTAAACGTGGTGACGAGTACGAACGGAAAGTTATTAACGTTTATAACCAAGCTAGACAGTACCTCACTAATGCGGTCGATGAGTTATACGAGCGATACGATGGGCAAACTTCATTAACTGAAGCTCAAGCAAAGGCGGCTCTAAACAATACGGTACCAGCTGCGGCCTTAGTAACTTTGCAGAATGCGGTTAAAACAATCGATGATAAAGAAACTAAGATTAAAGTACAAGAATATCTTGATTGGGTGGCTGCTAAGTCACGAATCACCAAGATGGAAGAACTGAAAGCTAAGGCTTATATTGTTGCTAAGCGATTGGCAGACGTTCAATTAGAGCAATCAACTGATTATTATGTCAACGCGGTTAAAGATGCTTATGCCAGTGCTTCTAGAGAGGCGATTATAGGCAACGTTCAAGCTAAGGAGGGTGTCTATCAAGGAGAAACGGTCCCGAGGGTTAATCATGAGACCAATCAAATTGAGTTTGTTAAACCCGAAGAGACTACGCCAATAAAGGCTGATAATGCTGATACATTTAGTGAGTTATCTACCAAAGAAGTTAAACAGATACTTGATAAACCGTGGTTGGGTAGCAATTATTCTAAGCGAATCTGGAATGATACTGATCTGTTGGCCAAGAAGTTACAAGAACTATTTGCTGTATCTGAAATGACTGGTATGAGTCAACGTGAAATGGCTGAGAGGATTGCCAAGGAATTTAACACTGGTATCGGTGTTGCTAGGCGTCTAATTCGGACAGAAGCTAATCACGTCCATAATCAGGCTAAGTTAGCTGGTTGGAAAGCACATGGCGTCGAAAAGTATTCTTTAGTGGCTGTGCTAGATTTTCGGACTTCTCAAAAGTGTAGAGATATCGATGGTAAGGTATTTGACGTTGATAAAGCAACTGTTAATGTTAATTTTCCACCGTTGCATCCTTGGTGCCGAACGGTTGCGGTCGCTTGGTTCAGTTACGCCAAGTATGGTGGCAATCGAACGGCTAATGATCCTATTACGGGAGAAACTTTTAAGCTAAGCGCGGAAGATACTTACCGAGATTGGGAACAAATGTTAATTAATAAACATGGCAATAACAAGGTAATGAATGCCATGAAAAATGCGAAAAAATAGTAATTGACCTGTCAAATGTCTTTAAACTGGGCAAATTACAGCGTGTGTGGGCTAAGTGTTTCACATTTAGAGATAAGCATTGTGTGTGGGTCAGAAATGATGTTCACGGGATGCTTATTTTTTGTGGAATGAATTGGTGTGCATGAGCTTAGGAGGAATTTTAAATGAAACATGTCAAGTTATTCTCAAATGTCTTACCAATGAAGTTACAACTATTCGCTGATGGCGGAGAAGGTGGACCCGGTGCGGGAGAAGGCGGTACTGGTGGTAATGGCGCAGGTGAAGGTGGGCAAGACCCAAATCCAAGCCAAATTACTTTTACCGATCAATCGGAATTAGATAGCTGGTATGACAAGAAGTTTGCTAAGTCTGCTGAAAAGCTAAAGGAAGGTTGGAAACAAGAACAATCGCAACAAAAGGCGTATGAAGACATGACGCCGGATGAACAACACGAACATGATTTGGAACAACAACAATCTGAATTGGCTGATCGCGAGCAAAAGGTGACCATCGCTGAAAATCGGGCAAACATCACGCAAAAACTAGCTGCTGATGGATTACCAGTTGGATTAGTTGCTGCTTTTGAACCAGCTTTGGCTGATACAGATAATCTAGAAGATCTTTATACCAAAGTTGCTAGTGGTTACCGCGACACAGTTAGGGAAGCAGTCGATAAAAAGTTGGCAGGCTCATCTGATGTACCTGGTTCAACCGGAGGTGGTGGCGGTGGTAGCCAATCTGTTGGTGAATCATTAGCCGAACAACGCAATGCTAGTCAACAAACCCAAAAATCTATTTGGGATAAAAAATATTAGGAGGAACTAATTATGTACGTAGGAAAGAAAGTTACAATGTCAGACATCAACTTTTTAGCAAGTGAACACTATATTTCATTCACTGAACAAGTCGATGAAAACACAGCAGGTGTTATTACTGATGATTTGGGTCATAAGGTTGTGCCAGCAGGTACAGTTTTCCCTTCAAACGATGCTAAAGCAAAAGGGATTACTATTCACGAAGTTAACGTATCAAATGGGCCTCAACCGGTTGGCTTGATTGTTGAGGGCTGGTTATTAGCACAAAGATTGCCTGTAATGCCAACTGATGAAGCTATGAAGGCTATGGTATCAATCAAGTGGCGTGATGTTGAAAAGAAAGATGAACCAGCTGAAACAAGTAAATAATTAGAATATTGGAGGAACAGACATGAAAAAACAATTAATTATGAATTTGCAACATTTTGCGGACATTTTAGAAGTGTTTACTAAGAAAGATATTTTAGATTACACGCGGAACCGTGCTTACCCTGAAATGCTTGGTGACACTTTATTTCCATCTCGAAAGACTCAGTCGTTAGAACTAGATCAGATTAATGCTGGTAGTATGACCCCAGTTATTGCACCAGTATCAGCATTTGATAGTGAAGCTGAAATTGGTAGCCGCGAAGCTAGCGCTCAAACGCTTGAACTAGCGTTGATCAAACGTAAAATGCAAATCAAAGAAAAAGATTTGATCGCACTACAAAATCCACGGACACCACAAGAAGGCGAGTACCTTCAAGGACGTGTTTATAATGATATTGATACTTTAGTTCAAGGTGTCCAAGCTCGTGCTGAAAAGATGACAATGGAAATGCTATCCACCGGTAAAATCACTATCAAAGGTAATGGCTTAGAGGCTAATTTAGACTATTCGGTTGACAAGAAACACCAAGCTGCATTATCAGGCGCTGAATCATGGACTAATGATGCAAGTGATCCGATCAAAAACTTAGAAAACTGGTCAGACAGCCTAGATGTTGCACCAACTCGCGTTTTAACATCAAATAAAATTTTGCGTATCTTTATGCGTCATCCTAAAGTGATTGCTGCCATTTTCGGTAAAGATTCAGGCAGAACAATTGGGATGGCCGATTTGGATTCCTTCATGCAAGCTCATGGATTACCTGTTATCCGCACCTATGATAACAAGTACAAAACACAAGATAAAAACGGGAAATATATCTCGGAACGCTACTTCCCAGAAAATAGCTTTGTGATGATGAATGATGACTTGCTTGGTGAAAAAGTATGGGGGCCAACGCCTGAAGAAATCGCATTGACGGGTGCCGGTGATATTGAATCATCAATGATTGGTAATGTCTATGCCGGCATTTATCGTTCAACGATTGACCCAGTGGGGACATGGACTAAAGCATCAGGCTTAATGATTCCATCATTCGCTGCTGTTGATGAAGTATTCCAAGCAACCATTGATCTAACTAAATAATTGGAGTGATTGTTGTGAGCGATGAAAAAAGTAAACAATTAACTGCGTTGAAGCGTCTTACAACTGAAGAGAATAGTCATGCGGCTTTGATTGCTGACTTGTACAACGATGCGATCACTGAGGTTCTTGATTATACTAATCGGGATAAGATGCAAGATGGCATGTACGTATATGCTAAAAAGATTGCTAAGGTTGCGTTCAATCAACTTGATGTCGAGGGTGAGACAGCTCGAACTGAAGGCGGCGTTGTTCAAAACTTTGAATTAGGAATCCCTACAAGTATTCGTTCCAAATTAAATCGTTACCGAATTGCTAAAGTGAGGTCTTTGTATTGAGACTTAAACGAAGTGATTTAGTAGCGGTTTTTTTACGGAAACGAATAGTAGGGCATGATGATGAGTTGAACGAGACTATTACCTATGGTGATGGCCAAAAGCTAATGATGAATGTCCAACCTGCATCAGGGCAAGTCGCAGCCGAATTGTACGGTGAGCGACTACGTTACTTTGCCAACGCCAAGTATGTAGGTAATGCAATCAAAGAAAACCGTAATGAGTTAGACGGTATTTGCTTGAATGTTGCATCGGAAGATGATCCTGATTACCGGATTGTAGCAATCAACACTTACAGCAATCATCTAAACATGACTCTAGAGAGGATTAAGCAAGATGGTGAAAGTAGAAGTAAGAGGGATGAACCAACTCAAGGCAAAGCTTGATAGGCTACCTAAAGTTTTAGAAGACGCTGTTTGGGATGCTAACTTTGATATTGTTGAGCTTGCTAGGGCTGATACCGTGCGCGAGATTCAATCTTCTACCAAACATGGGAGTGGCGAGACCGCCGGTTCATACAAGGATGAAGTTGTTATTAATAGCAACGGGCATGTTGTTGGCCGGATTTGGTCTGACAATCCAACAGCAATCTACCGTGAGTTGGGTACTGGTCAAGTTGGACAAGCGTCACCTAAGGAGCTACCTGAAGGAGTCACGCCAGTATATCGGCAGACTCCTTGGTTTATTCCTGCTGAAGGGTTGCCCGATTTAAACGCTCTGTATGGCATGCCGTTGATTACTATCAAAGGTAAGAAGTTCTATCGAACAAATGGGCAACCTGCCAGACAAGCGCTCATGCCTGCCATTAAAGGGGCAAAACAGCAAGCTCCTGAAATCTATAAAGCTAATGTCCAGAAACAACTTAGAAAGTTGCGTGGTTAATTTGGAGATTATTAATATTAAACAGCTTGTGGCAGATATTCTGTCTAAACAGACAGATTTAAACTACTGCGGGACAAGTTATCCAGATGAGTTAACTAAGTTCCCTGCAGCAATCTACCACACCGCACATAAGCCGCATTTTATCGATTCTGATAAGCAGGAACTAGAAACTGATTGGACTGTTTCCATCGATTTGTTTAACGATCATGGTTCTCTTACAGAAATCTCAAACAAGTTAGTAAATGAGCTTGTTAAGTTAGGGTTTTCTTACACTTCAGGAGACCAAAATTTAGCAGGCGTTAAACGTACCGCTTTAGTATTTAACGCAATGGTTGATAACCAACGTAGAATGGTATTTCAAAATTAGGAGGAATTTCAAATGAAGTTATTAAAAACTGATTTACAAAAATTTGCAGAAACATTCGTAGACCCTAGTCTGGGTCTACTTACCAAAGGAACGAAACTGGCCTTTAAATCTAGCTCAGAAACAGATTTTGTCGAAGTAGCTGCAGTCAAGACTGTTCCAGATATTGGGTCTGATCCAGAAAAGGTTGATGTTACGTCACTTGAAGACGACAAGAAGAAAGCTATTGCAGGTTTGCAAGATTCAACTAACTTAGCCTTTGGTGTTGTCTACAAAGGTAAGAATTTTTATCAATTACTAGATAAACAAGGTACAGATAAACAATATGATTGGAAGATTACTTATCCAGACGGTTTAACAGTAACGTTTAAGGGCGCTTTCTCGCTTAAATTGGGCAATGCTGAAGTTAATAAGAGCATGGATTACACAATCACAGTTGTGGTTTCTGATGGGCCAGATATCGTAGCCCCAAAAGCGTAACGGGAGTCGCGCTTAATAAGACAACTTTAACCTTAAAGGTTGGTGCTGTTGAAACACTAACCGCGTCCGTCACTCCCACGGATGCCACTGACAAAGCTGGTAAATGGGCTAGCGACAAAACTTCAATCGTTACAATTGATCAACACGGGAAAATAACTGCTATTGCAGTTGGTACAGCTAAAATTACATTTAAAACAGATGATGGTTCATTTGTTGCAACATGCACAGTAACTGTTACTGCAGCATAGATAAAACTTAGGAGGAAACAAACATGACAAACGGTAAACAATTTAACTTAGGCGGTCTAATGTTAGACCTACGATTAAACGGAAAGGCAATCTTAAACATTGAAAAGCGCTTAGGCACATCAATCATGTCACTTTATATGGGTGGCAATGGTGGGGTAGTATTACCCGCCACCAACAAGCTATTAATCGTATTACAAGGTGCAAATCAAACTCACGGTATTACAGATAAAGACATGATCGGTGGCTTTGAAAAGTATCTCGAAGCAGGTAACACACCAATGGATTTAAATAATGTTATTCAAGAATTATTGGATGAAGCTGGTTTTTTCGGCAAGAAGAAGGACGATACCAAGACAGATGGGGAATCAGTGGAAACGACTCTAGACGGGGAACCAACGGAAGTTACGGATCCAGAAGAAACACTATAACCCAACCTGAATTTAAAACTGTGACCGAATTACTCTATGGTATTTATCCATATGCTGTAGAAAACGGCATCAAGGCTGACGAGTTTTGGCAGATGACGTTTGATGAAATTATGATTCACATTACTGCGACAATTAAACATCACAGAACCATGCTTAAAGAGCGTGCGGTAATGGACCATAAGACAGCAGAACTCATGGCGTTTGCCGTCAATGACCCAAGCAAGATGCCATCTGTTGAAAAGCACTACAGCTTTATGGATGACAATGCAGAACGTCAACCAGACACATTAAATAATGAGCCTGATCGAAATGAGCCAGAAGAATGGCAAAGTGATCAGGCTCTTTTAGTACAACAGGCTATGGCTGTTAGAGCTACTAATGAAAGGAAGAAAAAATGTTAAACGGGATAATTTATTATAAAAAAAATAGTGACAATGTATTTATGCTAAGTAGATCGGCATCAACTATACAGTCACTTTTTTCTTTTGAGAAAGGTTCGTTAGAGAAAATTTATTCTAGATGGCCAAGCTCTAAAGATAATCTATATATTTTATTTGAAGGCAAAGAATTCAAACTAGAGTCCTAAAGATGACTCAATAAATTTTGCTGCTACTGATGAGAGGATTGTTAATGAAGCACTGCCGATTTTTTTAGAAATACTTGTTGATACCTCTGACCACACTTTGGGGCTTCTAATGTTATCTAGAAATTTATTGCCTTCCCAGGTAATTGTATCAATAACAATTATGTATTCACCTGAAAAATCACCATCGCATGTTCCTTCAATGTATTTAGCACTAAGTAGTTGTTGTACAGAATATATGAGGTCATCAGGTGAGTATTTATTACTTATGTTCACAAGGTTAGGTCCTTGAAGTGGGAATGTATCTAATGGGAATGATTCAATTTCTAACAATAAATCTCTTATACAATCATGATTAAGTTTCATTGGTGTTCCTTCTTTCAATTTAATGTCTAAATTATAACAAAAAATGGAGGTGAGTAAATGGAGTTAGAAACGCTTGAGGTCTATATCGATGCCAACCTAAGTCGGATTAATGAGCAACTTGAAAAAATCTATCCTGCTTTTGAAAAGGCATTTAGCAAAGTCGAACAAATTACTGGTGCTTCAATGGATAAGACTGAAAAGTCTATGGACATTAGCAAGGGTAGTAATAAGTTAATTGATGAAGTTAAAAAGGTTAACGATAATATGTCCAAACAGTTCGATAACATGTCAAAAAACGCAGAATCATCCATGAGTAAAACAGGCGATGGCATGGCTAAAGGTATGGCTACATCAAGAGTTAAGGTTGGCAAAGAAGTTGATCAGTTAGTCAATAACGTTAATTCAAAAATGGACCAAGCCAGAGCGATTCAACAAAAGGTTTCGTATCTTCAAAACAAGAAGGCTGTCGCTACTTCAAGTGGTAATCCACTGGACGCACAGAAGTTTGATGCTCAAGTAGCATCCGCTGAAGCACGAATGACACGGTATCAGAATCAAGCTAAAGCTCTTGCTGCAGAGATGCAGTCAGAGTTTGACGCTATTCCAGCATCGTTAAATAAGATTGCTCAAACAATGGATCAAAACGAAGCTGCTATTAACCGACTGAAAGCTAATATTAAGTCTTTACGGGCAGAACAAGCTGATGCTGAAATGCCAACAGGTAACTTCACAGACGGCTTTGGTTCAAAACCAACAGCTAAATCTTCTAAAATTGGTGATCAGGCTGCAAAGCAAGAAGCTAAGATGGCTAAACTCATTGCTCAAAATGATTCTTTAGGTGCTGCTTATGCCAAGGCTGAGGACAGAAGTGGTAGTTTAAAGAAGGCAATTAGTAAACTAAATACTGAATTGAATGGATCAGTAAATAGTACAAAACAGTCCAATTCAGCAATGAGCAGGCTTGGTTCAAAATTGACTAATTTAACAAGTAGATTTTCCAAGTTAAATGGTGCGCCGAAGAAAGCTTTGAATACTTTAATTAACCCAATGGGAAGTATAACTAAACATCTTGTTAATATTGGTAATGGCTCTAAAAAACTAGATAATGTTGGTGCCGCCGCCAGAAGAAGCGGTGGTATGTTGTCAGGCATGTCACGAGGATTAAAATCTTTAGCTTCACAGTTAATTATTTTTACTCTACTTTATCAAGGAGTAACAATGCTTGCATCAGGATTAGGTAGCGCTCTGATGACTAACTCGCAGTTCGCAGCATCCTTTAATCAAATTAAAGTTAATCTTTTGACTGCTTTTTATCCGATTTATTCAGCCGCATTACCAGCTGTTAATGCGCTTATGAGCGTACTTGCGAAAGCAACTGGTTATATTGCACAATTTACCTCAGCTTTATTTGGAATGAGTCGTGGTGCTGCTAAACAAGGGGCAGCGGGACTTTATAATCAAGTTAGAGCAATCAACGATACAGGCAGTGCATCCAAAGAAGCATCTAAGCAAGTTAGAGAAACTAATAAACAGATTACCGCTGCCAATAAAAAGGCGGCCGAATCTGCTGCAGCCGCAAATGAGGCTTCACGTAAACAGATGCAGGAAACAAAAAAGAAGGCTCAAGAGTTAAAAGGTGCTTTGATGGGATTTGATGAAATCAACGTGCTTTCATCAGCCGAAGATAAACCTGATTATTCTTATGACAAGCAAAAAGCCGATAAGCAACCGTTACAGTCAGTTGATTCATTAGATGACGATAAACCAGGAGTTAACTTTAATATTCCCGATGGTGAACAATTTGGTGGGGCCATTGCAGCCGCCAATGCCTTAAAGAAAATTCTTGCCGATCTATTTAAGCCCATGCAAGAAGCGTGGGATAAGTATGGGAAAAGTGTTATCGACGCTTGGAAATACGCTTTACATGAAGTGGGTGGATTAGTTAAAGCTATCGGTAAGTCTTTTATGGAAGTCTGGACTAACGGTACCGGAGCTATATTTATTGGTAATATCCTTAAGCTATTGGCTGATGTACTAAACATTATAGGTGATGTGGCAAAAGCCTTTAAAGATGCTTGGAACGATGGTGGTCGAGGGACCAAGTTAATTCAAACAATCTTTAATGCATTGAACGCTGTACTTGACCTGTTACATGCTATCGCAACTTCGTTCAGAGACGCTTGGAATGATGGTACAGGTGTATCTATTGCTAAGAATTTAATAGATTTATTTACTAATATTGCCACAATCATTGAAGCAGTTGCCAAGGCATTTCGAAACGCGTGGGTCGATGATGGTAATGGGACTAAATTGATTTCTTCTTTCTTAAAGATGTTTGACAGTATTTTAGGATTATTAAATTCAATTGCAAAGTCGTTTAAAGGCGCTTGGAATGATGGAGGAATCGGTGAAAAAATTGCCGGTAATTTATTGGGAATTTATACAAATATTTTCAATACAATTAGCGGTCTAGCCAACCAATTTAAAAGCGCTTGGAATTCGGCGGGACTAGGACAGACGATTTTTAACGATATTTTAAAAATCATCAATAGCGTATTAGACTCACTAAAGGGTGTCACAAAATCCACATCTGATTGGGCGAAAACATTAGATTTTAGACCATTACTTAATTCAATTGATGGGTTACTTAAAGCTATTCAGCCGTTAACTAAGAATATTGGTGATGGATTACAGTGGTTTTATAATAATGTATTGCTCCCTCTTGCTGGTTTTACAATCACCAAATTAATACCTGCCTTTTTAGACGCATTATCGGGCGCAATAAAGTTATTGAATGGTATCATCGATGCTTTAAAGCCTGCCGGAAAATGGCTTTTTGATAGTTTCTTAAAGCCAATGGCGCAATGGACAGGTGGAGTTATAGTTTCAGTTCTTGAAGGTGTCGGGAAAGCGCTTGGTGTTGTGGGCGATTGGATAAGCAAGCATTCGGAAGGTTTTTCAAATTTTGTTATTGCTGTTGCAGCATTCGCTACTGCTTTGAAGGCTATCTCAATGGTTCAAACAGCCGTTACGGTCGTTAGTGGAATAATGTCCGCATTAAGTGGTATTGGTGGCATAATGGGGGCACTTTCATTACTTGGTTCTGTACTAGGCGGCATTGTTACATTGCTTGGTGGACCATTCGTAATTGCGATTGCTGCCGCTATTGCGGTTGGGGTTCTACTCTGGAAAAACTGGGACACCGTCAAAGAGAAGGCTGGTCAACTTGGTAAGTGGATTGGTGAAAAATGGGACGGAATAAAAACCTCCACTTCGAAAGCGTGGGATAACGTTAAAGCTTCAATTAGTGATAAATCAAAAGAAGCCTGGGACAAGAGTAAAAAATACTTTGGCAATTTAAAAGACTCAGCATCTACTCATTTTGAGAACTTGAAAAAAGCAACATCAGATAAGTTTGAGAACATTAGAAGTACTATTTCAGATAAAGCCAATACAGCAAAAAACAGCGCAGTTACTACTTGGAACAATATGAAAACTTCTACGGCAACTCATTTTGAAAATATTAGAAAATCAGTTGCAGATAAGTTTGAAAGTATTAAGTCTTCAGTATCAGACAAAGCAAAATCAGCCAAGGACAAAGCTTTGGATGCTTGGTCTACCATGAAACAACATACAGGCCCCTATTTCGATGCTGTAAAAACTACTGCTAGTGACGCTTTTGATAAAGTCTCTGGATGGGCTGGTGGTTTAGGCGGCCGAATGGCTACAGGGTTAAAGAATGGTATTCGAGGAGTTAAAGATGCGGCTAAGGGAATAGCTAATGCGATTTTAAACACAATTGGATCAGCGGTTAATGGTGTCATTGACGGTGTTAAGTGGATACTTAAACATGTTGGGGCTTCTGGTGCAGCAAAAGGATTGCATCATTGGTCAGTACCGAATTTTGCAACTGGTGGTACTCATAGAGGTGGACCGGCCTTGGTTAATGATCAACAAGGTTCTTTATATCGTGAGGCTTATCAGCTTCCCAATGGTAAAACTGGATTATTCCCACAACGAAGAAACTTCATTGCCGATATGCCAGCTGGGACTAAGATTATGAATGCTTCTAACACAGCTAAGTTAATGCAAAGCAACATACCTCATTACGCCTTCGGGATTGGGGACTTTAGCTTTCCTGAAATCCATATACCTGATATGAGTAACATCTTTAGCGGATTAGGCGGTGCATGGGATTCAGTTGTTGATACCGCTGAATCCATCTTCGATGATGTCACTCATCCGGGTAGAGTTTTGGATTACGCAGTCAATAAGTTCACTAAATTTACTGGTTTGGAACATCCTGCGTTGGACGTTGCAACTGGCAGTGTGGGCAAGATTAAAGATGGTGCTTTAAACATGGTCAAAAAGGCCCTAGAAGAGTTTTCTCCTGAACCTAGTGGTAGTGGTATCAAGAGATGGGCAGGTGTAATTCGTAAGGCACTATCTAAGAACAGCTTGCCTACGAATGGTGCTTATACTAATGCGTGGTTACGCCAAGTTCAAACTGAATCGGGCGGTAACGAGCATGCTATACAGGGCGATATTGGGGATATTAATAACAAGACGGGTAACCTTGCTCAAGGTCTATTGCAGGTTATTCCGCCAACCTTTAGAGCTAATAAGTTCCCTGGTCACGGGAATATCCTAAAAGGTTACGATAATGCACTAGCGGCAATTCATTACGCTAAGGGTCGCTATGGCTCTGATATGCTAGGCGTTATTGGTCGCGGTCATGGTTACGCTAATGGTGGACCAATCTTTAAGCACGGATTGTATGAAATGGGTGAAGGCAATAATCAAGAAATGGTGTTGCCTTTAACCAATAGATCTCGTGCTTGGGAATTAATGCAACAAGCATCAGAGATGATGGGCTTTGGTCAACTTCAATTGCCTGAAGTATTGTCTCGAGAAGATAACTTCTCAAGTAACTTTGATTTATCAAATGGCAATAATACTCAAACTGGTGGTGTAGGCACTAACAACGTGCTATCAGTAATTGCAGAGTTGTTAAGCAATAGAGGTAATGATGGCGGGCAACAGGCAACTGTTGAACAACCACTCATTCTAGAACTTAATGACGATGTTTTGGGTAGAACTGTTATTAAGGTGATTAATAAAGAAATTAAGCGGACTGGTAAGATTCCGCTCAACATTTAGGAGGGATTGATATTCGTGTCATATTTAAAAATTGGTGGGACAGCGGTTAAAGCACCGCAGTCTTTTCAGGTAGCAATTCAGGATATTGATGGCAATACAACGAGAAATGCAAAGGGGAATATGAACCGGGATAGGGTCGCTGTGAAACGGAAGTTACAAGTTTCATGGGGGCCTTGTTCTATGGCTGAATCTGCTGCTATTCTTCAAGCTGTGTCCCCAGTATTCGTTTCTGTAACTTATCCTGATCCACAAGATGGAAAAATAGCTACACGAACCTTTTATGTTGGCGACCGAACGGCGCCGACTTATTCATGGAACGCTCAGTTTTCACGGATTGAATGGAAGGGGTTGTCTTTTGATTTTGTTGAGAAGTAAGGAGGGATTATATGCTGAAAGTAAGTGACGCGTTTAATTCAGCGTTTGCAGCGCCGGATAGAGAGCTTCGTGCGCGTGTCACGATTGGAAAGACCGTTTATGATAGTGATGATTTAACTAGTATTAATTACGATTCGGGCGCAATGACCGGTGAGCAGTTTTCTATTGGCTCAACCTATATGAACTCGGCAAAAATTATTTTTAGTCACTTAGTTGAAGGTTTGAAACAACTAGATGAAGTTCTAGTTGAGCTTGGCGTTCTTAAACCAGATGGGACAGTAGAGTACGTTAAAATGGGGACGTTCATTGTCGACGACAAAATTCAAATGGATCGTAATAACAATACGACCACGATTGAATGTATGGATAGAATGACAATGTTAGGCGGCACCTATGTTTCAAAGCTAACTTATCCAGCAAGAATTAAGGACGTTGCCATAGAGATTGCTAATATGGCGGGCGTCAAAGCTAACGAAACTAGCTTTGCAAGATTATCAGAAAACAAGATTAATCAACCGACTGGCTACACTTATCGTGATGCTATAGGTTTAATTGCACAGTTTCAAATGGGATTCGCATTGTTTGATCGTGACGGATTGCTTGATATTAGAACGTTACAAGATAATTCATTTAAAATTGACCCAAACCAATACTTCTTAAAAGGCCTCGTTAAAAACGAGACCTTTTTTAAGTTGAATGGTATTAGTTGTACTGTTGTGACTACAAGTAAGGATGAAAACGGTAATGAGACATCCAAAACAACGGTGCTGCAAAGTGGTTCAAGTTCCGGGGCACAGATTAAGCTAGCTAATAACGTCATGACTCAAGATGTTTTAGATCGTATGTATGAAGCGCTCAAGTTTACTAATTACTATCCGTTCAGTTTAAATTGGAATGGCAATCCAGCTGTTGAAGCTGGTGATTGGTTAACTGTTGAAGATTTACAAGGTAATGAATTTAAAGTTCCTAATATGTCTTACACGCTTACTTACAATGGTGGTTTAACAACTACCTCTAAGGCAGATACGTCGGTTAGTTCGCCAGCAACTTATAGTTATGGTGGATCTATGAGCAATATTGTTAACGAAATTGGTGGTCGTGAAGGCGCTGAGGGTAATCATATCTATGAAGGAACTGAAGACCAGAAACCACTCTTTCCTAAAGAGGGAGACCTTTGGTATAAGCATGTTGGGCCTGATACTGAAGAATGGATTTATAAGGATGGAAAATGGGAGTTCCTAACATCTACCAAAACCGCTAATGACGCGGCAGACGCAGCGGACAAAGCATCAAAAGAAGCTGAAGAAGCAAAGAAGCAAGCCGATGACGCTGTAAACCAAGCTAATCAGGCCGTAGCCGATGCTGGCTTTGCGAAGCAGCAAGTTATCGACGTTGATAAGACTGCTAATCAAGCTAAGTCGGATGCAGCAGCAGCTGGTCAACAGGCTAAAGACGCTTTAACTAACGCCGGCACAGCTTTAACCGATGCTAAAAACTCGTTAACAAACTCAAATAGCGCAATGGTTGACTCGGCTCAAGCTAGAAAAGACTCAGCTACCGCAATTAAAGACGCAGCGGACTCTTTGACGTCAGCTAAAGATGCTATTAACAAGGTCGGTAACTTAACAACTAGCGTCACGAGTCAATTCACGACGGTTGATAATGAGCTTAAGTCAAAGGTTAACCAAACCGATTACGATAAGCTTAAAGGGACCGTCACCAGCCAGCAGACTGAAATTAATCAAAATGCTAGCGGGATTAAGTTAAAGGCTGATAAGTCCTATGCGGATACTATTAATAATAGTGTTGTTAAAAACACATCAAGCGTCGGGTTGCTTAATGACCAGATTGCGTTAACCGTAAGTAAAACTGAGCTTAATAACACGTTATCGAGCTACGCGACACAAACGTGGACGCAGTCGCAGATTAAGTCTACTGCTGATTCGATAAATCTGAGTGTATCAAAGGTGCAGAACAATCTGGATAACATGGAGCTTGGCTCTATTAATTTGATTATCCGTAAAGATGAGTTAGTAAATCGAATGATTGGGCCAACCGGTGCAATTGACCCGTTCGCAGGATCTTCTGTGACTAAGAATATTATTAGTGTTGAGCCGGGGAAATACTTAACACTGAGTCGTTATGATAGTGTTGCTGATAATAATTTTAGATTTGCGTTCTACGACTCCGCTGGTGCGATGATATTAAGAAGCTTCGACCCAGCCGATACTCCAAAAGTGTTAACTGTACCAGCCAATGCAGCAACTTTTAGAATCTCATACCCAACAGGGGCAAGGGTTAAATTAGAACGTGGGCAAAAAGGCACTGAATATTCAGCAGCACCGGAAGATTTAGTAACAGATGTTGAATTTGCAGAGCTAGCAGTCAAAGTCGACGGGATCACTGCGACGGTTGCCAATAAAGCGGACAAAACACAAATAACACAGTTGTCCGATCAAATCAGTTTAAAAGCCGACACCACGGCGCTTAATGAGCTCAAAGGCACGGTTGATAAACAAGGTTCTGAAATAACGCTTAATACTAATTCGATTAAATTGAAGGCTGATCAGAGTTCAGTTAACACTTTAAAAGGTACGGTTGACAAGCAGGGCAGCGCCATCGACGTCAACACGAAAGCAATCGCTTTAAAGGCTAATCAAAGCACTGTTGATACACTAACAGGACGTGTCTCAACCGCCGAAGGCAAGATAACCGTCCAAGCAGACCAAATTTCGCAAACCGTAAGTAAAACTGAACTAACTTCTAAGCTTAATGGCTATGCCACACAGGCATGGACACAGTCGCAGATTAAGTCTACTGCTGATTCGATAAATCTGAGTGTATCAAAGGTGCAGAGCAATCTGGATAACATGGAGCTTGGCTCCGTTAATTTGATTATCCGTAAAGATGAGTTAGTAAATCGAATGATTGGGCCAACCGGTGCAATTGACCCGTTCGCAGGATCTTCTGTGACTAAGAATATTATTAGTGTTGAGCCGGGGAAATACTTAACAATGAGCCGTTATGATAGCGCAGCGGATAACTACTTTAGATTCGCGTTCTACGACAAGTCTGGCGCGGTTGTTAAACGCGCAGCCAATGACGATTGGTCCCACACGGAAGAGGTACCGCCTAAGTCCGCAACGTTTAGGATTTCTTACAACACAAATTTAATCGTTAAATTAGAACGGGGGCAAAAAGGCACTGAATATTCAGCGGCACCGGAAGATTTGGCCAGCGAAGTCCAATTTAGCCAGTTACAAGTAACCGTTAATGGTATTCAAGGTACAGTCCAAAATAAAGCTGACCAGTCGCAAATCACGCAATTGGCTGGGCAGATTACTAGTGTTGTTGGTGACGTTTCGGCAAATAGCTCACAGATTACGCAGATGAAAGCTGACATCAATCTACGTGTTCAAAAAGGCGACGTAGTCAACCAAATCAACATCAGCCCCGAGGGCATCTTGATTGACGGCAAGAAGATCCACATCACGGGGCAAACGTCAATTGATAACGCAGTAATTAAAGATGCGATGATTGCAGACATTAAAGCCGATAAGATTACCGCTGGGACGCTTAATGCCGCTAATGTGAATGTGATTAACCTGAATGCTAATAACATCACGACTGGGACGATTAAAGGTGCCAACTTAAGCATGAATTTGAATACTGGGGAAGTGCTATTTCAGCACGGCCGAATTCATTCGGCAAGCAACAATGTCGATGTGAATATTGATCAGGGATATTTATCAGTGGCCAACGGTAACACTCGTGTTTTGCTTAAAAATGGTGGTATTCAATTCGTACAACCAACAATTTTTGATGAGATGACAAATCCGTATTTGAGCATATCCAATGGTGGTAGTGGTTTAGCGTTTAGTGGGGCTAGAATAGTTGGCCGAGATTATGTAGTGATGGCTAATAACGCAAATTCTAGTAATATTTTCGACAGTCCATTAGGAGGCGCGGAATCGTTTGCGGGGATTAGCGCAGGTTATGACGGGACTAGTTGGCATCCGACCAAAATTGGTGGTGCAGATCGTGGGATTATCCTTTCAGCAGGAAAGAAGCTCTCATCTGCTATTTCTTGGGTTGGCGGTTCAGCTTCGATTTGTATTGGTTCAGATGGTTCACAAGGTTGGAATAGCAATCGAATAGAACTCGTTGGAGAATACGTTCATAGCCTTCCTACCTATGTTAGGACGGCCAGCGGTTCGGCAAACGTAATTGTTTCACCAGATGGCGCACTAGTCCGTTCAACATCTGCCTCAAAATATAAAACCGATATTATTCGCACTAACATCCCTGACTACGGGGAGAAGTTGCTAAACCTGCCAACCGCAACATGGACAGATATTGCCGAAACTAAACGTTATCGAGATGATCCAGTTAATCAGATTAAACCGACGCGCAATTTTGGTATGATCGCCGAAGATTTGGCGGATGCCGGGCTTGAAATGCTGGTTGTCCGTGGGATAGATGGTGAATTAGAAGGGATTAATTACGACCGAATTGGGCCAGCTTTAATCCCAGTAATTGCTAAATTAAAAAACGAAGTTGAATTATTAAAACAAAAATTGGAGGAAAAAACAGCATGACAAAAACACTAACTTTTAAAAATTCAGAACTATCAGTAGTCGGTAATTTCTTGGGAACGTTAAGCCTAAAAAATAAGGCGAGTCGCGGTCGCACTAAACTAATTAAGTTAATCTCGGCTAAGAATGACGAATATAACGAAGAGCGTAAGGATGTGCTTGAACCGTTCATCAAGAAAGATGAAGCTGGCAATGATGTAGAAGGCGACACTCCGGGGTCAGTCGTTCTGATTGAAGAAAAGCAAGACGAAGCTGCGGCTGCTATTAATGAAATTGATAATGAGTCTGCAGTTATCGAGTTTACAGAATACAGCGAAAAAATGAAGGCCTTGTATGAATCTATCTCCGATTATTCCGGTGAACTTAGTGACACCGATGCCACTATTTATGATTTATTAATGGACCAACTAGAAACAGCATTTGAAAATGAAAAGGATGGCGAAAAATAATGAATATTAAAAAGACAGCATTAACTTATAATTTTGACGGTGAGGGCAACACCTCGTCCATTACGGTTAGTTTGTCGGGCAATGAAGGCGCAGATTACTTAAACGCCAATATGACCGTGACAGCCGAAGACTTAACCGATGGGCAAACGTTCGATGGTTTAACTATGAAGGCCATCACAACGATTGCGCGTGAAAAGTTAGCAAAGTCCACAGCCGTGAGCGCTAATGCGTAATCACGGCTGCTTAATGACAATTATAATAAGCATGGCTATGTGGGCCGTGCTTATTTATTTTTGTCTCAAACTAATTATGTAGGAAGTGGAGAAATGTTGGGTTTTATCAAAGGAGGTGGCATCATGGATATTATGTTTTCAGGCGGGGTGCCAATTATTAATTGGTGGTTTTATCTAGTTGGCGTTGACCTAATCACGGGTTACGCTAAAGCATTAAAGCAACATAGTTGGAAGTCAGCCGTTAATCTACAAGGGGTTGTTATTAAATTGGCCACGCTTTGTACAATCGTGGTTGCATCGGCACTAGACCACGTAGCACCATATGTTGGTGTAGTGATCCCTATTAATTTAGGACTGATTTATACGGCGATTCTAATTGCTTATGAATGCGGTAGCATTTTGGAAAACGCCCACGATTTTGGCATTAACGTAAAATGGTTAATGAAATATTTAGATGTTTTCACAGAACAAGTAGAAGAAAAGGGGAAACACGATGAAAAATAAATACGGAAAAGCTTTGGCCATCGCGATGATGGCTATTTTATTTGGGATTTTTTCGATCAATACGGATAAGGTGCAAGCGTCATACTCTATCGATTACACTTTTGCATTTAGCGCCGATCAGGGGAGTTCACAACTTGCTTCTCATTCATATATTATTATGCATGAAACAGCAACAGAGGCATCCGGCCGAAACGTTGCAGCTAACATGAAAAACAACTACACGCCATATACCGCTTATTCGACTTTCGTAGTCGGCGATGGTGGTAAAGTTTATCAAATTGGCCAACCCGGATACGTTGCATATGCGGCTGGCAATGCGAATGGGTATTCACCTGTCCAAATCGAGCTGCAACACACGTACGACAAGGCCGAGTTCGCAAAAAACTACGCAGTCTATATCGAACTCGCCCGAGATTACGCCAAGAAATACGGCATCCCAACGACGCTAGACGCTGGTGGCGCTGGCACACCGGGCATTAAGAGCCATTTGTGGATCACGCAAAACATCTGGGGAGACCACGTAGACCCTTATGGTTATTTAGCGTCTATGGGTGTTTCTAAAGCTAAGTTAGCAAATGATTTAGCAAAAGGAACAACCTCAGTAGGCGGTGGCAATACCACAGCACCAACGACACCTATTAAACCAACAACGCCTAGTGCAAGCGAATGGGCTGAAAATTGGCACTTCAAGAATGGTGATCAACCAATCCAAGCACGTTTAGGCACACCGTCATTAAGCGCACCATTAGCCGGTAAACTTCCCGCACACACAACAATTTACTATGACCGTGTTGCAGTACGTGACGGATATGTTTGGTGCCACTGGACAACAGACAGAGGGGACTCAGTTTGGATGCCCGTTCATCCAGTCGGAACGGCCAATAATATGTGGGTATCATTTAATTAGCATTGAAAAAAGCCAATCTCACTTAGTGTGGGATTGGCTTTTTTATTGCGATATAATATAATCACTATTAGGAGTTGAGCGCATGCCTGAATTTAAAGAAGTTAAAATCAATGACCAATACTCTTTAACGTTAAATGAGACGGGGAACGTCGTGTTGTCTAGGGTGGGTGTCGGTGTTGTGGGACAGATGAGTTACTATTATACTCGTAATGATTTACCGTTGTTTATTTGCCGTCACGATCCGAGTGCGGATTTGAGAACAATTCATGATGTCATGGTAAAACTCGATGTTCAAATGGATGAAATGATTAAATGCGGTTGTCTTACGGTCGGTGGGAAAAACGTCGCTAGTTCATGCCTATAAAATAAGCCTAACTCACTTTAATCGGTGGGTTAGGCTATTTTTATGTTAAAAACCGCGATATTCAATTTTTAGCTTACTATCTAATAAGTTACGGGGTGTATCTTTATATTCATTGAGTTCATCAAAGGCGACGGAACCCAGCCCGCGGCTGTAAGTAGCGCCAGCAACATCTTCAAGATAAAAGTTGTACGTTTTACTAAACTTATCTTTAACCACTAGTAAGGTAAAGGAGTGACCGGGTGTTGGTTTAAATAGTCTTTCAAAATTAGCTAATATGTTTCGCTTACTTGTCATTGCTATCACCTCGATTATAATTATACAGTAAAAAGTCTTGTAGAGATTCAATCTGGGTGACAAGGCTGTTAAACCAAAATTCGGCTAAATCGGGATTAACAAAATCTAACGTGACGGTTTTGTCTTTTCCGATTATATTAATAGTAGAGTTTATCAATTCGACAAACATGCCAAGCCTTTCTAATTTTAAAACTTTCATATTAATCACCTCATAATTAAGTTACGTAAAAGAGCTATTTTTAACCCTAATACGGTACAAATACGGTACATTTTTTAAAACCGTTGATTTATCAGTGTTTGTATCTACGTGAAACAATTGAATGGGAATAAAGATATCTAATTGAATAAGTTTAATTACTAAGCACGCTACTAGTTTTAGTATCGTGTTTTTTATTTAAAAAAGATGTGTAGAATAAAGAATTAATATGATGCTTTTTACGTATGGTAAAGATATACTTATAAAGCAAATATTTTAAAGGAGGATTTGGCATGAAAGACATCATCAGTTTTTTCGCTGGGGTAGGCGGAATTGATTTAGGCTTTGAAGATGCTGGCGATTATCGAACAGTTTTTGCAAACGAATTTGATAAGAATGCGCAACATACATTTGAAACAAATTTTAAGAAACGTGGCACATTTCTTGACAGAAGAGATATTAAAGATGTTGAAGCTTCAGAAGTTAAGAAAATAGCTCCTAATGCAAATGTTCTACTCGCGGGATTCCCTTGCCAGCCTTTTAGTGTGGCGGGTTACCGCAAAGGTTTTGAAGATGAGCGTGGAGATTTATTTTTTGAAACCCTTCGAATTATTCGATATATACAACCTAAAGTTGTTTTTTTGGAGAATGTAAAAAATTTAGTAACACACGATCATGGAAATACTTTTAAAGTTATCAGAGAATATTTAGTTCATGCTGGATGTAAGCTGATTACTGGGACAACTTTTAAGAGAGGGTATAATGAATAAATCATCTCTCAAAAGGAAGGAATTTTTACATGCCAACTCGTTACGACAAAGAATTCAAACAAAACATTATCAACCTATATAAGCAAGGCGAATCAGCTGCCCAACTGGCCAGAGAATATGGCATTGGCTATTCAACAGTTCATAAGTGGATCCAGGGCCAGGCCAAAACTCAATCCGGTAAATCGCCAGACGAAATCAAAGCGATGGAAAAGCGACTGGCTTCGCTGTCTGAGGAGAACGAAATCCTAAAAAAAGCCCTGGGCTTCCTTGCGCAGAAGTAACCAATATCTTTGATTACATTCACCAAGAAAGCCATCACCACCAGGTAACCAAGATGTGCCGAATCCTCGGTGTTTCCAGAGCTCAGTATTATCGTTATCGATCCCCCAAACCTTCAAAACGCCGGGCCGAAGATGCGGGCTTGAAACAACGGATTCTGCGGATCTTTGCGGAATTTAAGCAGCGATACGGTGTTATGAAGATCCACCATGAATTGAATCTGGAACTTCAACCACTGCAGCTTCGGTGCAGTCCACGACGGATTTCCCGGCTCATGAAGGAACTGGATATCCACTCCGTTACCGTCAATAAGTGGAAAGCGGCTTCGGCTTCCAAAACCAAGGTTGAACAGCGTCCCAACTTGCTTAAGCAGGATTTCTCGACCACTGGTTTAAATCAAAAATGGACCGCTGATATGACCTATATTCAAACGAAGCGTAATGGCTGGTGTTACTTATCAACCATCATGGACCTGCACTCACGACGGATTATCGGCTATTCGTTCTCAAAAAAGATGGCTACTGATTTAGTCTTAAAGACCCTTGAAAGCGCGGTTAAAAATCGAACCATTACTGGGGACCTGATTATCCATACGGATTTAGGATCACAGTATACCAGCGATGATTACAATCAACGTTTAACTGAGCTACATATCCGCCACTCATACAGCCGTAAGGGTTGTCCGTATGATAATGCGCCAATGGAATCCTTTCACGCTTCCCTCAAAAAGGAATGTGTTTATCCAGTGCCGGTCTTTGAAGATTATGAAACTGCTGCTGCCGTCCTTTTTGAATATGTGCATGCTTTCTACAATAGGAAGAGAATTCATAGTTCACTGGGCTACCAGACCCCCTTACAAGTTGAAATTGCAACACTTACGAGCCAAATGGCCGCCTGATTTAATGCTTTCCAGGGTTCAAATAAGTTATTAATTGCGATTAATGATTTATTTGAGCTGTGGAAGGTAAACGCGGTTCTGAATGTCTCTTAAAATCTGTCTCAAATATTGACTTCAATCCATTCTGCGCGATAGTCGATTAGTTTGGCATCCTTGAGGACTTTGAGATGGTGTGAAACCGCGGGTCGCGATAAGCCGGTTGCTTCAGTGAGTTCGCTGACTTGTAGCCCGTCACAATCACTTTCCTCTAATAAGCGGATGATAATGGCTTGGCGCTTTGGGTCACCTAAGGCAATTAAAAATTGACTAACATCGGTTAAGTCTTGTTGTAATGCTTTGTAATTTGGCAT